AGGTCCTCTACATCAACGAGGCGAACAACATCGACTTCGATTCCTACTACCAGTTGGCGATTCGTACCAGTCAGGAGATTTACATCGACTTCAACCCCACCCACGAATTTTGGGCGCACACGGAGGTCTTGCCCGAAGCGGATGCGGAGTTTCTAATACTCACCTACCAAGACAACGAAGCGCTTCCTGATACGATTCGGAACGATATAGAACTAAACCGAGCCAAAGCGGAGCATTCGGCCTACTGGGCCAACTGGTGGAAGGTGTACGGCCTCGGTCAAGTCGGGACGCTCCAAGGGGCGATATACGGGGACTATACGGTGGTTGAGGGTATAGACCCAAGCACGATGAAGTTCGTCGCCTACGGGCTTGACTGGGGGTTCAGCAACGACCCGACGGCCTTGGTCGCCGTGTACCGCAGGGGGGACGACTTGTTTGTGCATGAGTTGCTCTACCATCGGGGGCTGACCAACTCGGATATCGCCGTCCGCTTGAAGGAGTTCGGCATCACAAGGGCGTGGGAAATCGTGGCCGATTCTGCAGAACCCAAGAGCATCGAGGAAATCTACCGCCTCGGATTCAACATCAAGCCCGCATCCAAGGGACCCGATTCGGTAAGGCAGGGTATTGACATCGTGAAGCGGTTCAACCTCCATGTTACAAAAGATTCCACCAACCTGATTAAAGAACTCCGCTCGTACACTTGGGCGACCGACAAGGACGGGAAGGACACGGGGGTCCCGATAGATTCCTACAACCACGCCTGCGATGCGCTCCGCTATGTGGCCGTCAACAAATTGGCCGTCAGCAACTCGGGTAAGTATCTTGTGGTGTAACTTTGTGTAATTAAACCCCTACAAAATGAGCGACTTTAGATTATACCGAAAAAAACAACTTGCCGAAATGCGACCTTACCTCGTGGGTGAAGTTTTGAGCGATTCCGTGTCAATTTCAAAAGAAGATAGAGAGAGTGGCAGTCCCAAAGATGGCGACATGATTGCTCGTAATTCAAAGAATCATTTAGACCAATGGCTTGTTGCAAAGGAGTTCTTTGAGGATAACTACACGCTTGCATGAACCTCGAATCCCTCCTTGACCTCGCCCTCGCCATTGGTCGGGTCGTGCTGGCCTTGGTCTTTATCGGCTGCATCCTAACCCTCCTTATGCAATGAAACTCATCCACTACTACCACATTTACTGCGGAGGCGGCGGCCAATGGCAACTCATCATGCACCAGCACATGATGGCCCTTTGCAATTACGGACTGATTGAACAGTTGGACGAGATTCGGGTCGGCATCGTCGGTCCTCCCGACCAGCGGAAGGTGGTCAAGGAGATACTGGACAACTCCCTCGTGGCGGCAAAGATTAAGGTCGTGGTCACCCGAACCAACGCTTGGGAGCAAGCGACGCTGACCGAGATGTACAAGGCAAGCCAAACCGAGGATGCGGCCTACCTCTACGGGCATACGAAGGGGTCCGCTGACCCGTCGCTGGTCAAGCAGATGTGGTGCAGGTCTATGATATTCTTTAACATCGTCGCTTGGGAACGCTCCCTTGCAGAACTGGAGAAAGTGGACTGCGTGGGAACGCATTGGCTAAGCACCGAGCAATTCCCCGAAATCAGGGACCACAACAACCCCGACGGTTATCCCTACTTTGCAGGGAACTTTTGGTGGGCCAAGTCAAGCCATGTGCGGGAACTTGGCGAACCCGTAAGGGAACACCGCTACCAAGCCGAAACTTGGATTGGAAAGCGGGAAGGGATGACCGTGTACGACCCAAACCCAGGATGGCCCGACCCAAGTAAATTCGTCATCACATTCTAACCATGAAACTGCTCGCCAACATCGCCTACCACCACCATCCGAACAGGGTGGAGAACTTGACCAAGGTCATTGAGGCTATCAAGTCCTACCCTGTGCAGTCGGACATCTTCGTGGACACCAACGACCCCCAAGCGGCCCAAGAACTCGCTCACCTTCCCGTCACCTTCCACGCCCACACGGCGATGGGACACCCTTGGGAACTGACCAGCAAGCACCGCAACAGGATTGCAGAGGTGTATCGGCACTTCGACTGGGTGGCGTATTTCGAGGACGACATGATGCTTCCCAAGGAGGGATTCATCAACTTCACCAAGCAGTTCGACCCGATGTTTGAGGACAACTTGTACCCGTCCTTCACTCGGATTGAAACCTACCCAAATGTGGAAGGCGAATTTAGCCCCGACATTGCATTCAATCCTACACCGAATATGTGGAAGGATTGGAACGGGAAGACCTACGCAAGCCTTCCGTTTTACATCAACTATCACGCTTTTTGGATGTTTAGCACCAAGCGTCTTGCCGAGGTGTTGAGCCGTAACCCGCAAGCATTGCAGACGATACCAAACAACGGCCTCTATCGTGAATCCCTTGCCTCCCTGCCGATTTGGTCCTTGGAACTAAAGCCGATGCTGGAGATGGACGAGAACGGCGAACTTGCGGACCATTGCAAGGTCTATCACCTATCCAACAATTATCGGGACAACAGTAGGAACATCAAAGAAATCTTTAAGCGATGAAACACGACCACATCTTCGGCTGGTCCAGCCCACAGGAACAAGGCCAACTCCTTCAGTTCATCCTTGACACCTTGCCTCCCAAGCCTCGCATCGTGATGGCTGAAATCGGGGTGTACCTCGGACGAGGCACGGCCATCTTTGACGAGGTGTTCGTCAGCAGGGGGCAGAACTACAAGTTGATAGCGGTGGACCACTTTGAGGGTTCGCCCGAACACAAGGCCAGCAACTCGGTCCCATCCTACGAGGTTTTCAAGCAGAACATCGCCCCGATAAGCGACAAAATCAAGGACCACAACTGCGATTCCATTGCTGCCTCCAAACTATTCAAGCAGGGCGCATTTGACATCGTTTACATCGATGCGGCCCACGAATACGAACCCGTGCTTGCAGACCTGGAGGCTTGGTTCCCGAAGGTCAGGACTGGAGGATTCATCTGCGGGGACGACTACACGGCGGGATGGCCAGGGGTTGTGAAGGCGGTGGGCGAATTCTTCGGGGGACGGCACGGCGTTGTCCCAGGCACGCAACAATGGTACTTCCAAAAATGAAACTCCAAGACCTCACCATCGACCAATTCCAACGCATCGCTGCGCTGGAGTTCAGCCCTGTCCTGACGGACTACGACAAGCGTGCAGGGGTCGTAGCAATCGTTGAGGGGGTGGATGTATCGCTCGTCCGAGAAATGCCCGCCAAGGGGCTTACAAAGCGTTACAAGACCATCATCGCAGAGTGGAACGAACTGCCGACCTTGGCATATCGCAGGCGGTTCAAAGCAGGCGGCAAGTGGTGGATTCCAACGGTGTTCACCGATGAACTCACGGCGGGGCAGTTAATAGACCTCATGGACACCGACACGACTGACGAAAAGAAACTCGTCCAAAACCTGCACCGCATCATGGCGACCCTTTGCAGGGAGGGAGGGTTCCTCGGCTACTTCCCGAAGAAGTACGACGGGGCATCCCACCAAGAGCGGGCCGAACTGTTCAAGTCCCACGCCAAAATTGGCGATGTTTGGGGGGTGGTCAGTTTTTTTTTGCTAAGTTCAGAATCCTACTTGAAAGTTTTGAGCGACTATTCCAAGCACCTGACGAAGGGAATGCAGGGCCAATAACCAACCCGCTTGCTGGCTACGGTTGGCTGATGGTCGTGTGGAGGATGGCGAACAAGGATGTGCTGAAATTTGATGCCATCTTCGCAATGAAAGCGGTGGAGTTCCTGAACTATGCCCTGCTGATACACGACATCTTGGAAGCCGAACGGATGGAAGCGGAGCGGATGCGGAGGCGGTAGGACACAATTTGCGAGGCTGGACATTTACCAGCATGGAGTTTGATGTATTCGTAGGTGGTTCGGGCAAGAAACTGACCGACATCCAAAAGCAAGCCTTGCCCGATTTCGGGGTAAATCTTGCGGAGGGGGCCATTGACAACAAGTCCTACGCCGTGGTCAAGAAATGGTTGGAAGGGGTCATCACTTTGGCCAAGCAGAACCTCGCAAATTCAGGGGCTATTGCCAGCGATTCCTTATCTGCCAGCATTGACTTTGAACCCATCACGCTCACCGACACTTCCTTCGTTGTCGCTATTGTCGCCAACGATTACTGGAAATATGTGGACCTCGGTGTCAAGGGTGCGGTCAGCAGTAGTCGTGCCCCCAATAGCCCGTTTCAGTACAGGGACAAGCGGCCACCTATCCGTCCCATCCAAGAGTGGATTGCGTTTAAGAGCATCCAACTGGAAGGCCGTGACAAGGAGGCCGCCAACCGTTCCTTCGCTATAAACATCGCCAACAAGATTAGGCGGGAAGGCTTACGGGCCACCAACTTCATGTCCAACGCAGCCACCAAGGAAATGGTGGATGTGCTTACCGAAAACATAGCCGAAGTCCTCGGCAAGTCCATAAGCGTCGCAACCGTCCGATAACCCATGTCCATAACCGTCCTTTCGGGTTCGCCCCTCGTAGCGACCCCCGTTTACAACAAGATGCTCTACAAGGTCAGCGGCTCGCTGATTGCCCAGCCGAACTACCGCTATGTCTGCGATGTGAAGAACCCCGCAGGGACGACGCTGGCAAGGCTAAAGTGCGACAAACTGCCGACCACCAATTTCGGGTTCTTTGATGTGCAGAAGGTGGTTGAAACCCTCGTAGCCCCGACCGCCCCATCGCTGACGCAGACGGGATTCGTGGACCATTCGGGGTTCTATTCGGGCTATCGGCTGGACTTCACGCAAGAGTACGGAAACACGCCCGTCGTCACGGGAGCGACCACAACGGTTAGCGGGGTGATGGCATTTGCAGGAAACTTGGAGCAGTTGGAACTTGCTGATTGGAGTTTGAGCAGTTATTTCCGCATTGGTAGCAGTTTCACCAATGTCCGTCCGCTGACAACCCCTACGGCTTTCACGGTGTACCAAGGGGGAAGCAACTTCCTTGCCATCAACGGGACAAAATATGAAACCATTGTTCCTACTGCTGATTGGCTCGTATCGGCAAGGGTTGCCTACAAGGGAGTGAACTACGATTTTGCGGTCAGCCCAAGCCTTTCGGGGACTACGGACTTCAACATCCAACGCTTTGCCTGCGGTCCTGCAAACCTATCGGGAACCATCACGGCATTGAGTGGAGCGGTAGAGGGCGATTCCTACACGGTGCGATTCATATCCAATGCGGCTGGTCAGTCCGATACAACCACCTTCACCTTCGGCCCCTGTCAGCGGTTCAATTCCATCCCCGTCCATTTCGTCAACAAGTACGGCGGCATTGATTCCTACACCTTCACCATGAAGAACCGCAAGCGGGCCAACATTGAGCGGGAGGTCTTCGGCTACAACTCGGATGTGTACGCCACCACCACCTACAACAAGGTTTGGGCGGGGTCGTTTGACTATGTCTATGCGCTGAACTCCGATTGGCTGACGGATGCCGAATCCGAGTGGCTGATTGAGATGGTACGGAGCGGGTATGTGTGGCTCGAACTGAACGGCCAACTTGTGGAAGCGGTGGTGAATGCCAACCAGTATCAATTTGTAACCAGACGGAATGACCGCCTCACGCAGTTGCAGATTGAGATTGCGGTGGCTTACGATAATAACATCCTATGAGCGTAACCCTCATAGCCTACCCGACCGCCAACTTCATTGACGATTTAACGGCGTGGAATAACTTCAACACCCGTGCGACTGCTGATGGAGCGGATGCGGTTGAAGCAGCCTGCTTTGACTGCCTGTACCTGCGCTTTGCGGGGCTGAATGCAATGCCCGAACTCGCTTATGTCCTTGACACGATGGGCGGGACGGACATTGCGGTCACCTATTCCATTGGCGACATTGAGGATGTGA